GGTTTTTTGGTTAAGCTCGGTGATCATATTGGAGTGTTTATGAGGGTTGGCAAAAATCGTCACCCTATCAAGCAGCGTTATGGCCCTGCTATTCCGAGTATGATCAAGGATGCCGGAGCATTTGAGATGATACAAACGGGCGCTGACGAACGGTTGAGGAAAAATATCGATCACGAGATTGACCGTCTTTTGAAAGGCTATGGCAAATGAAGCGATGCACACCTGATCTTATCAGCTCGATGGTGGCGAGATTAGAGACAATTTTTGAGGTCGGCACGGACAGCGTGTTTCAGGCTCCGGTTATCTATAACCTCGGCGTCGATTCAGACGACACATTTGTCCCAATACGCATTATCGATACCAAATTCAATGATGCCGACCGCGATGTTCCGGTATCGCCCAGCATAATAGTGCGATGCACATCGATCGCGAGAACCACTGAGAACTATGTCAAATACCGGCAGGCTATCGTCCAATTCGAGCTAGTTTTTCAATGGAAACAAGTTGCCGACAAAGATTACGCTTGGGTTGTGTGGGACAGGATCGAAGCGGATCTATCGGATATGCCATTTTTGATAAATAGCGCATGGGCGTTAAATGAGGATTCCCTGCAATGCTCTGAAAGCGTTGAGCTGTCGGAGGCCTACGGTGCATATGTGTTAGTCGGCAGTGTCACTGCTCAGGTCCCTGCAAATGAGCCGACACGAGGACCAGACGGGAATTTGCTGGCGATTGAAAACATGCCTTTTGGGAGCGAGTTATGAGAAAAACAAAAAAGCCTGAGAGCAAGGCTGTTATGTATATAGGTCCCCGCTTTGGAATGCTCAGGCCGGGGATGGTTTTTGTTACCCTGCCTGAGTTTTTGCAGCAATATATACGGCAATGTCCTGAGATGCGGGATCTGTTGCCATTAATCGCTGATAGCAGCAAAGCGATTGCAGAGGCAAACACGCGATGCAGCTCGAGATGGTATTCCGCGCGGAAAGTTTTGAGTGTGTTAGCCCGATAGGGGCAGAAAAACGGAGGCTATAATGTCACTGAACCATGGAGTGAGAATTTCGGAGGCACAAACACCAATTGTGCCTACAAAGCAAGTCGATTCGGCTATTCCTGTCGTGATCGGCACTGCCCCGCTGTGGAAAACCGCTAGTTATAGGACTGCAGGCGCGAACGTGCCTTTGATTGCCTATGACGCAGCCGAGGCAGTGTTAAAACTAGGTGATGACACTAATTGGTCGAGTTATACGCTATGCGAGTTTGTGAAGTGCTTTTTCACGCTGTATGGCATGGCTCCGGCTGTATTCATCAACGTCTTTGACCCCTACGGGAATGCGGATCACCGCAATGCCGAGGCCAATGTTACGCAGTCGCTGGTAGCCGGTGCGCTGACTCTCACGTCCGGCACAGCAGTTGATGATGTGCTGATCGATAACGTGGTTGTGAAGTCGTCTGATGACGTCACAACATACGACGTGGACGACGATTACCTGATCGATTACGACGACGATTATCATGTTGTCATTACGAGGGTTGCGGATGGAGATATTCCAAGTGCGACTACATCACTAAAAATCTACTATGAGACTGCCAAACCCAGCGGAGTTGATGCAGACGACATCATTGCCGGAATCACCAAAGTTGACGAGGTGTTTACATCGCTCAACAAAAACGCCGGGTGTCTGGTCGCTCCAAAGTGGTCTATGAATACCACCGTAGCGGCTGCTATGCTGGCAAAGGCGCAGGACATCGACGACAGTTTTAGATGCCCTGTGATAGTTGACGTATCGACGGACGCTAGCACAGGCGCCGATGTATACAGTGAGGTTGCCGCGTTAAAATCCGGCAATTCCTGGGCCGATCCGCATATGTTCTGCTGTTGGCCGCTGGTAACAAAAGGCGACGATACATATTACTACAGCTCGCATCTGGCCGCAGCTATTGCCGCGACTGACTATAACAACAATTCTGTTCCTTTCGCAAGTCCATCGAACCAACTGCTGAGCGCAGACGGTTTGGTAACTGCTGCTGGCGACTCAATCTGTATGTCGAGAGCTCAGGCAAACAGCTTAAACGAAGCCGGAGTCGTGACCGGTATACAGTGGGATGGATCGTGGAGAGTTTGGGGAAACTGGACAGCAGCATTTGTATCAGACACGGATCCCAAGGACTCACAGGTGTGTGTCCGGCGAATGTTCGACTGGATTGGAAACACCATCGTGCGGACGTTCTTCTCCCAGGTGGATTCTCCGCTCAATCGGCGAACAGTTGAGCGCATAGAGCACAGCCTTAATCAATGGCTGAGCTCGCTGGTGGCGCAGGGCGCGCTGTTGTATGGTAAGGTCCGATTGCTTGCTTCAGACAATCCGGTTGCGAGTCTGATGAGCGGATCGGTGAGTTTTAGAGTCGATTTGACTCCTGTGAGCGCAGCCAGCGATATAGCGTTCACTCTGGCAATTGATCCTGATCAGTATTCGGTGATTTGGGAGGAGGTAGCATAAATGAAGCTCCCGCAGGTTATACAGGACGCGCGCGTCTATTTCGATGGTGACAATGTGGTTGTGGGACAGGGCAGCGTCGCGCTACCCAGCCTACAGGCAATGAGCGAGACGGTCAAGGGGGCTGGGATTGCTGGCGAGATCGAAATGCCGCTCGTCGGCCAATATCAGTCCATGACGACAAAGCTGGATTTTACGACAATTTCCAGCGATGCAATGAAGCTGAGTAGCCCTTCCGCGCATGACATTGTTGTGCGGGGGTCGCAGCAATTGTTCAACACCAGTAGCGGCGTGTCGGAATCTGAGGCTGTCACTGCGTTTATGAAGGTCATGTGTAAGCAAAGCGAGCTCGGAAAGCTCGAAAAGGGCAGTGGTTCAGATACGTCGATTGAGCTCGAAGTATTGTCGATCCGGCTCGTTATCAACAACGAGGAGATCGTCAATATCGACAAATGCAATTACGTATGCGAATTTGGCGGAGTTGATTACATGGCTCAGCTAAAGCGCAATCTCGGAATGTAATATCGAGGGGCGGAGTTACCGCCCCTACCATACAGGAGACTTGAACATGCAAACATATACACTGCTAAAACCGATCACTTTCGAGGGCGAGGAAATTACTGCGCTGAATTACGATTTTGACGATCTGACCGGCAGGGACCTCATATCCGCGGAGCGCGCCACCGGATTGGCCGCAACCGGAGACGTAAAACTAACTCCTATTCTCAGCCAGGAGTTCCAGGCTCACATATTTGCTAAAGCCTCCAAAAAGCCGATTGATCTGATCCTTTCGCTAAAAGGGCCTGATTTCGCCGAGGCATGCGCGCTGGCGCTGGTTTTTTTAACGAATCAGGCCTAAACGATAAGGGCCTGATAGAAAACATAAAACTATGCGCCGGGCTGTTGGCTCGGCATTTTCATTCGTCCATAATGGATTTTTTGAATATGGCTCCGGTAGAACTGTTTGATTGGATGACTGTGTTAGAAGCGGTCATGAAGAAAGAGAATCCAAATGGCTGAGAAAAAGCGAGCACTGGAAATATTGATTGCCGGACGCGACAACGGCACGTTGGGTCGAGCTCTCACTAGGGCTCAAAAGGGCGTAAATCGCTACACGGCTGCGCTGGGCGGGTTATCCCGCCAGCAAAAATCCGTTGGTAATAGTGCCAGTTTTTTTGGCAGTGGTGTGCTCAAAAGCGTCGTTGGTTTTGCCGCGGCATATATCGGAACTCAACAGTTAGTGGCTGGCGTCAAAGACGTTATCACCGCGTATCAGGAGTCATATAGGGAGGAGTCCAGGCTGCAAACGCTCATGATGAATGTCAGGGGCACCACGCAGATACAAATAAATGCACTCAAGTCATACGCCGCTGTCATGCAAAAAGTGACTACTGTCGAGGACGATGTAACCGTACGAGGTCAAAGCCAGTTAGCGACATTCCAGTTGCAGGCAAAATCTATAAAATCGCTGACTCCCGCATTGCAGGATTTGGCCGTAGGAACATATGGCCCCAAAGTCGGTTTTGATCAGATGCAGCAATCGGCAAACTTGTTGGGCAAGGTATTCACCGGTCAGGTCTTCGCGTTACGACGCATTGGCATAACCTTTTCTAAGGCTCAGGAAGAAGTCCTTAAGATGGGCAACGAGCAGGAAAAAGTCGCGGTGTTAACTCAGGTCATATCTCAGAATTACGGCGGATTAGCTAAGAAAATGGCTCAGACCCCAGAAGGCCGTATACTGCAGCTGGCAAACGCGTGGGGTGATGTGAAGGAAGAAATCGGTGGGCGGCTTTCTCCGATTTTAATCAAGCTGTTGAATTGGCTTTCTCCTAAATTACCTGCGATACAGGCAGCAATAACAAAAATAATAGACACAGTTTTCGATCTTTCAAAGAAGCTGAGGCCGGTATGGGATATCGCCTATAAAATAGGCAGTTGGGTTGTAAAAAACTGGAAATTAGTCGTGCCCGTTGTGGCGGGTATAGTCGCGGCTGTCACAGCCTGGAAGGCTGCTATTGCGGTTCTAACATTAGCTCAGCTTGCTCTAAATCTAAGCATGACAGCAAATCCCATCGGTTTGATAATCACCGCAATAGGCGTACTCATCGGCCTGATCGGCGCGCTAGTGCTGAACTGGGATAAGGTTAAGGCGGCGATGGCTAAAGCCTGGGACTGGTTCGTGACATTTGCTACAAATGGCCCTGGTAGATTCATTCCTATTGTCAACATAATCGGCAAAATTGCCGAGAACTGGGATAAGGTCAAGGCGGCTATATCCAAAGCTTGGAGCTGGGCAGTAAAGATCGCTAAGCTGCTCTACAAAGGAAGCCCACTGGCGATGATGATCAATGCCGGAAAGTGGGTGGCGGCAAAGGCTTCAGGCAAGCGCGCTGCCGGTGGGCCGGTTGCGCCTGGGCGTAGTTATCTGGTCGGTGAGCGCGGGCCTGAAATGTTCGTGCCCCGAAGCTCGGGATCAATTATCCCAAACCTATCGCTCGCGGGTGGAATGAATATCACGTTTGCACCTCAAATAACGATCGCGGGTAACGCCGATCGGCGCGAAGTGCATGCCGGGATCAATGCCGCGTTCGACGAGTTTAAGCGCAACATGAGCAGATATATGCGCGAAGAGAAGCGCCGGGGGTTTTAATAATGCCTACGCAGTATACGGACATTTATATAACGGTTCAGGGTGATATGTTCGATCTAGTCGCATACAAAATCTATGGCGACGAAAAGCGCATGGCTGAACTGCTCGAAGCGAATCCGGCACACGCAAAAACGCTGGTGTTCGGCGCCGGCGTGCAGCTAGTAGTTCCGGATATCGTTGTCCCTGTGTCTGATTCTATTCCCGTTTGGGCGAGGCAGTAAAATGAATGACTTGCGCACACGGCTTCAGTTGATCTACAACACGACAGACATCACTCAGGAAATACAGCAATTCGTCGAATCGGTTGATTTTACAGATTCGCTCGACAAGGCCGATGATTTGCAGATTAATCTGACGGACGACGGCAGATTGTGGATACGGACGTGGTCGCCAAAAAAAGGAGCTACACTGACATGCACAATCTATCAGTCGATTAATGGCATTGAAACCGCGCTCCTGTGCGGGGTGTTTCACATCGACACTGTTGGATTGTCAGGCAAGACAGTTTCCATAAAGGCAACTTCTGCAGATTTCAACGTCCAGCTGCGCAAGGAAGATCGCACACGGCATTGGGAAAACGTCAGCCTGTCACGTGTGTTGCAAGATGTTGCCACCGGCGCGGGATTGACGCTGGATTATATGGTGCAATCTGACCCGGTATACACGCGCATCGAGCAAAAGCGTGAGTCCGATACAGCGTTTTGTAAGCGCATAGCCAAAGCCGAAGACCTGATGATAAAGGTCTACAAAGGCAAGTTGATTGTTATATCCGCCTCGGCATATGAGCAAAACGACGCGATTATGAGGCTGAGCATAGACGATGAGCGTATTGTTGCGCGGGATCTTGAATATCAGATAGTGGATGAATACTCCACAGTGTCTGTTAAATATCGACACCCGAGAGAGAACAAGGTCCACGAGTATACGTATCAAATCCCTGGCGCAAAAGCAGACGCGCCTACGCTGCATATCAACCGCCGCTGCGAATCTCCAGCACAGGCGGAGCGGATAGCCAAGGCCGCGCTCGGCCAGAACAACCGAGTGTTAAGTAACGGCAACATTACGCTAATAGGCTCTCCGTCCGTGATGGCGGGAGCCAATATAGAGCTGGATGAAACGTGGGGCGTGCTGGCCGGGAAATACTCGCTGCCGGAAGTGCACCACACGATATGGCCGTATGTCACAGGCATCAGCTTAAAAGGCGTTTACAGCACGGAGTAGATATGATAGACACTTTGAAAGTTGGAATTGTTACGGCATTGGACGCCAGCAAATGCGCAGTGAGAGTCAAATACGACGATCTGCCGTCTACATACGTAACTAACTGGCTGCCTGTTTTACAGCGTGGGGTCGGAGAATACGCCACGTATGATCTGCCAAATATCGGCGATCAGGTTTTGGTTTGTCACCTGCCAAACGGCGAAGAGGAAGGCTTTTGCGTTGGGGCGATTCCGAGCGACAGCCAGCAGCCTGGCGTTACCGGGATGCGAGCTATAAGGTTCGGGGCCGGATCGGTTGTGTTGGAAGGCGAGTCCGCCACAGTGACAATAAATGCCGGCGGCGGAATGAGTATAACCGGCGCGGTGAACATCACCGGCAATGTAATAGTAAGCGGCACTGTGACGGCCGCTCATTTTATAGAGGCGTAAACAATGCTTGGAAGTTGGGGCAACATAATATTTGATGTATCTGCTGATAAGGTTGTTACATTCGATGGATTTAGCAGAAGTGTGAGCGCGAACATCGAGGAGCACAGCATTGGCGGACACCAGGCGATTATTGAGTGGATAGCTCCGGGATCGGATACTATTTCGTTCGATCTGAGCCTAAGAGCCGATCTCAACGTAAACCCACGACAGATATTCGATACAGTATCTGACTACTGCAAAAACGGCAGCCGGTTTCCGCTAATAATAGGCCAGGAGACTATCGGTGGAGCGGGATCTGTTTACATTTGCGAAAGCTGCTCCGAAGAGCGCATATCTACCGACGGACAAGGCAACCTGCTACAAAGTAGAGTATCCGTGTCGCTAAAGCTCGCGCCGTCGCCGAGTGCCTCTGCCGCTCGGTCAGGCATGCTTCCTAAAAACGGGATCAGGAGGGTTAAAGTAGCATGAACACTTACTTAGTTGCCGGAGCTGCTCCCGTGGATTTTGACCCATCAAGCGAGGTCGAGGAGATAATCCAAAACGTCAGGACCATCTTGGGCACAGTCAGAGGCACAGTGCCACTGGATAGGAAATTCGGAGTTGACTCCAAAATCGTTGATATGCCCATCAACAGGGCCAAGGCTGCGCTGCAGGCAGACATCATAGAGACTGTCGCTAAATATGAGCCAAGGGCTCAAGTCTTGGGTGTAACATTTGCTGATTCTGACGCGATGACAGGTCGGTTACAACCGGCGGTCAGGATAAGGATTTTGACGACATGAATACTGCAATAATACCTGAAATATCGTTTGCCAGCTATGACCCAAACGAGATTATGACTGACCTGGTCACGCTCTACGAAACCACAACAGGCCGGACTCTCGCGCAGGGAGACCCTATACGACTGTTTATCTCTGCAATTGCTGCTGCTACCGTGCAAGAGCGATTTATATTAGACGACTCGGCACGGAACGTAATGCTGAGGTATGCTCGCTCCGAATTTCTTGATGCGCTCGGGGATGTTGTCGGAGTAACGCGGTTGGGCGCTGTATCCAGCACATGCACTCTGGAGTTCACCCTTTCGGCAGCTCCCGGGGCTGGAAACTCCCTGACAATTCCTGCCGGAACCAGAGTGAGCAAGGGCGGGACAACGCTTTATTGGGCTACTGATTATGACTTGGTCATATCTGACGAGGCTGTAACCGGCTCTGTCGACGCGACATGCTTGACCACAGGTATAGAGGGTAACGGGTTTGGCGTTGGTGAGGTGGCCACTATAGTAGATGTCGTGGCGGGCGTCGCATCGGCTGTTAATACATCAACAACCGCTAATGGCAGTGATGAAGAAGACGACGAGCACCTTCGCGAAAGGATCCGGCTGGCGCCATCGTCATTTAGTTGCGCGGGCCCAAGGGACGCTTATAAGTTTTGGGCAAAATCAGCGAGCGCGTTAGTATCTGACGTGAGTGTGTTGTCGCCTTCTCCGGGCGCAATCGATGTATATGTGCTCAAAACAGGCGGGCAACTGCCCGATGTTGATCTGCTAAATTCGGTCGACGCCGTTTTGAACGATGATGCCGTGCGTCCACTTACGGACAATGTCACAGTCAAGGCTCCGACCGGCGTTGATTATACGATTGCGATTGAATATTGGATAGTCGACGATGACGAGGCGGAGTCCACCAACATCCAAGAAGCTGTTGCCGATGCCGTTGACAGCTACATTGCATGGCAAAGTGGCAAAATTGGCAGGGACATCAACCCCAGCAAACTCGAATCTCTGGTGATGAATGCCGGTGCAAAACGAGTGGACATTACCGCGCCTGTGTATGTCGAGCTTGATGATACAGAGGTTGCGCAGTTGAGTGGCGAAGCTGATATTACATACTCGGGGATAGAGGCTGAATAAATGGACTATCCGAGCATACAATTGGTCAGCATACTGCCGGACAACCTCGCGGAAGACGAGAATATCAGCGCAATTGCCGAGGGCGCAGAGATCCACTTGAACGCAATAGCGCACGATATATTAAACGCGCTGCCACTAATGCCAAATCTCGATAACCTGCCGGAGCGAATTGTCGATTTGCTGGCGTGGCAGTTTCACGTCGATTTTTATGATTCGGCATCGACGCTCGATGCAAAACGAGATAGGGTCAGAACGGCAATCGAAGACCACCGAATCGCCGGGACTCGCGCTGGAATGCAGCGAGCTCTGGAATACGTTTTTGACTCAGACGATTTTGACATTGTCGAATGGTGGGAGCGCGATCCGCCAGGCGAACCATACACGTTCTTTGTGTTTATACATGTGCCATTTACCTCTGAGCAATTTGAGCGGGCCGTGGCAATCAGCGCAGTGTTGGGAAATATGCGCAGCCGGTGGATTGGTTATATCACGTGGGCTGAGCTAGAGGAGTTTAATTATACGTGGGCGGCACTTGAAGCTCTGGGTCTGCAATGGCAACAACTTACCTACTACTACATATATGGGCCAGCCTAAAACTATGGAGGGATTATGTCAACGATTGGTGACAACAAAATAATAACGCTGCCTGCGTCGACTGATTTGGTCAGTTTGGAGGCAATCACAGGGGCGCTGCAGGATTTAGAGGACTGCGCTGCTCATGGAATTGCTGTACAATCAAACACATCTACAAAGGCATATACGACTAATATGCCATTTCAATCTTATTATAATGGAATGCGCTTGCAGTTCATTGCTCGGTACGCCAACACGGGTGCGGCTACACTCAATATCAATGGAAAAGGCGCAAAAAAACTGCTAAATGCGTCTGGAGTGCAGTTGTCCGCCGCCGGAGCCATCCAGGCATATTCAGTGTGGTGGATCGAATACGATTCGACGCTCGATGGTGGCGCAGGTGCATTTAAGTGCAGATTGCTGACAGATGACGGCAATAACGTCAAACTCACCGGCGATCAGAGTATTGCTGGGACGAAAACGTTTAACGATCCGATTGTTGCTGCAGACAGCGTCTCACCAATCTCAGGCGCAAACTTTATGATAACTCCCGAGGGGGGGTTTGCAGTGAGACTTGTAAATAAAACTGGCGCCAGCAGTATTAGAGGAACAATGGTAGTCGCCTCCACAACTTACGACATGAGTTTTGAACTTGGGAGTAACTACAGTCCACTAGGATTTGTCTGGGAGAGTGGCGTAGCTGATGCTCAATTTACCTGGGTTGTAGTTGCGGGTATTGCCCCAATGTTTGTCCTTGCGGGTCAGACTGCCGTCTTAGGGCAATATGTAGAACTCTCTGGGACAGCAGGTAAAGTTAAATCAAGCTCAGACATACGCTCACGTGTAGGAATCTGGCTAGAATCTGGCGTAGGCAATACGTGTTCACTAGGGCTAATTCAGCCTACTGTATATTGATATACTTTCGGGAAACAACATTGCCGTAAAGTTCCGTTTGCAAAAGCTAGTTTTTG